GCCGGGTCGCGCGTCACGACGGCGTTGGAGACGCAGTACCGCAGCACCGGATTGTTCGCGTGCCGCACCTTCTTCGCCACAATGCGCGCCTCGAAGTCCTTCGACGGCTCCGAGAGCGTCTTGTAGCCCTGGCGCGCCTCCACCATCTTGAGGCCGTCGCCCATGAGCTGCGTCGCGAGCTGCGTCGCGCCCCACGGGTCGAACGCGACTTCCTGAACACCGAAGCGCTTCGACATCGCGAGCACTTCAGCCCTGATGAAGTCGTAGTCGATGACGTCGCCCGGGGTCTCGGTGAGCCAACCCTCGCGCGCCCACGCGGCCCAATGCCGCTGGCCCTTGCGCGAATAAGCCTCGATGGTCGCGGCGGGGAGCCAGAACCGACAGACGAGGTCGAGCGCTCCGTCCGCGCCTGGAAACGCGAGCACGAAAGCCGACAGGTCGAGCTTCGTCGAGAGGTCGAGGCCACCGAAACAGGGCTTACCCTCGAGCGTCTTCTCCCGTTCCGCCGCGAGTGCGCGCAGGTTCGCACCCGGCGCCGGCGCCAGCTCGCACTCGCCCCAACGTTCGAGCGAAAGCCAGCGCGTCGCCTGTCGCGTCCAGACGTTCAGGTGGAGCTGCAGGAACGTGTTGTAGAAGCTCGGCTGGTCCTTCGCCTTCTGCGCCTGCTTCGCGATGAAGTCTGTCTTCGGAGCGATGCCGAGTCCCGGGTTCGCCTGGTGCCACGCCGCCTCGGTGAAGTACCAATCGGGGTTGTCGGCCGGTGGCTCGTCGGCCGCGGCGATGAAGGCGAAGAAGCTGTCGTCATCGACGACGCCCTCAAGCACCTTGGTCGCGTAATCGTGGATCTGCCAGCCGATGCTCTCGGCGTCGTACTTGCCGGCGGTGGTGATGGCCAACGTGAGCGGCTGCCGGCGCGCCCCCATGGCGGTGTCGAGCACGTCCCAGACGCCGCGGTCTTTGTGGGCGTGGAGCTCGTCGACGATGTTGCCGTGAGGATTGAGGCCGTCGAGTGTGGAGCTGTCCGCGCCGAGCGGCTCGAACTTCGAGCCCATGCGCTCGCAGCTGATGTTGCTGCTCATCACCTTGGCGAAACGCTTGAGCTCCGGGCTCGCGCGCACCATGGCCGCGGCGTCCTTCCAGCAGATGGCGGCCTGGTCCTTCTTCGTCGCGGAGCTGTAGACCTCGGCGCCGGCCTCGCCGTCGGCGACCATCAGGTAGAGCCCGACGCCGCCCGCGACGGTGCTCTTTCCGAACTTGCGCGGCACCTCGACGTATGCGGTGCGGAAGCGCCGGGTGCCGTCGGGGCGCCGCCACCCGAAAATCTGTCTGAAGATGTCCTTCTGTAGGTCGGTGAGCAGCAGCGGCTTGCCCGCCCACTCGCCTTTGTGATGCTTGCAGAAGCCCTCGATGAACTGCACGACGCGCTCGCCGACGTCAGGCGCGAAATAGAGGCTCTTCGGGTGCCCGCCGGGCTGGGCGCACAGCACGAGGTCGCGCTCGTGCCGGGCGCGCCAGAGCCGCTCGTACTTGCCGGGGACGCGCTCAGTCACGCCTTGCCGCCCTGAATCACCTGTGGTTTGCCGAAGAGGAACGACTCGCTCGTGTCTTCAGCCGCCGGCCTCTCAGGCATCTTCACGCGGGAACGCGCGCTGGGCGAAAGCCCGAGCTCGCCGGCCAGCAGTCGCGCTGACGACCGCTCGTCCTGAGCGACCTTCAACATCGGGTTCTTCTGCGGGCCAAATGGTGTTTCGAGCATGCGGCCGCGCTTCTGGACGTCGAGCTGTGCGTTCACCCAATTGCTGTGCGCGACGCAGTAGCGCTCGAGCGCGCCGCCGTCGAGTCCGGTCAACACACCGAGTTCTTCGAGCTGCGGCACGACGCGGTCCCACTCGGCGCACGCCTCTTTGTCGAGCCACGTCGGGCGGGCAGGCATGCCTGGCGGGGGCTCCAGCACCTCGCCGCCGTCGCGGTCCTTACGGAACGTGCCCTCGAGTTTCTTCAGTGCTCGCGGCTTCGGTGGTGGACCCCGACGACCCATGTTTACCTACAACCCCCCATCGGTCCAAAACCTGCCGGCGTGTTGCGAAAACTGGTGCCCGATGTCTGCGTGAAAACCTGTAGGGATTTCGACCCCCCTACCCTTGCCGACAATTCCATTCATCCTCTCCTCTCATTCGCTTCACGAGAAGTCTTTCTCCCGTGACAGTTGAATGGGGTTCGGTAATCGCACAGCGGTTCCCACCCCGTTGAATCCCAGAAGGCCTCTTCATTGCCAAGGTGGGGGCGTACATGGTCGACGACAGACGCTGGCGTAGTGCGACCCTGCCGCTGACATTCGGCGCAGAGCGGGTGCGCCGCCAGGAACTGGATCCGCTCAGCCTTCCATCGCTGTGTCTGATACAGGGCCTGGCTCTTGGCTCGCACAGGGTCTGCTGCTCGTTCAGCGTTCACGTCCCGGGTGTGCTGTGCACAGCGCGCGCGACCGCGGACGAGCTCAGGGCAGCCAGGCGTTGCACAGGGTCGTGGTGCTGATGTCGGCATCGTGACAATCATCAAGTGAAGCGTGGACGTGGTGCAGAAGCCCGGTGTCGGGGAAAGGCGTTTTTGCCGACAATGCGCTCGAGACGCTCGTAAACAGTCGACCGGTGCAGCTCATGGAGTTGCGCCGTCATGGTGACGCTACCAGTGACCTCGAACGTACGTTTGAGCTGTTCGTCAGAGACTCTCGGCGGACGTCCGAGCCGAACGCCGTTCTCACGAGCGCGTCGCAACGCTTCTTTGATGCTCTCGCCACGCTCAGCGCGACCGAGCACCTTGCATGCCAAAACCCATGCGTTTTCGAGGCGCTGGAACTCCGCGTCGTCGCCGTCGGCCTCAAGCATGGCGATTCCGGCTTCAATCGCACGCTGTTTCGGGCTGAAGGATTCCGTCAGCGGAGCAAGCTGGTGACCGCGCTGCAGCTGTTTCACGTGACCTTGGCAGTAGGCACCGCGAAACGTCGGCCTGCTGCAGCGCTCGCCGTCACGGCCCGGTCCTAGACAGAACTCTTCATCCTTCATGAGTCCTCCAGAAGGCAGTCGCAGACGGTGCAGTTCCACCCACACGGCTTGCGCTTTGGAGGTGGGCGGTTGAGCCAGGCATGCAACTCGTCCGGGTCGAGACGATCACCGCGCTCCAGCGAAGCGAGCGCCGAACCTAGCAGTAGCGTCATGCGACCGTCTGGCGGCTCATAGATCAAGGTATGCCCTCCAACGGCGCCGATTCAACCGCGAATTCGAGCCGCACAGCCGGCTTGCCTTTGGCTTGCGCGTACCGCCACCGGACGTGACGCGTGTTTCCGTCGTCGACACCGAAATACGCCGCAACTTGGTCTCGAACACCTTTGAACGCTCCGCACAGGTTGTCGTCGTCGAGAACGCGCGGAGCGATGCGAGTGAGGAGCACGACGAGCCGCAACCCGAGTTGATTCACGTGCGTGTCGCGAACGAAGCGCAACATACTGTTGGCGTTGAGCTGCAGTGCCGTCGCAGTCCGCTGCGCCTTCACGCGCTTCGCTCTCGCCGCCCAATGCTCGCGCAGATTGGAAGCAGACTTCAGCGCCATCGGCCATTCCACAGCGACGAGGGGGCTCATCGCTCCACCGCCATGAGCAGCACCATCCCGGGCGCCGAAATACCATCACGGCTGAAACCGGGATTCTCCCGCCAGAACTCGCGCACCACCTTGGCCTTGGCGCGTAGGTCTTCGCGCTCCGCGAGCAGCCGCCGCACCTCGGCGACGAGCACCACCAACGACACATTGGCGGCGTGTCGACCCGCGTCGCCGGTTGGATGCCTAGCCAACGCCTCAATGGCGTCGAGCTCGGCTTGGTTCATTTGACCACCTCCAGTTTGGGAATCGGTTTCGATTCAGGCAAATCGCGCTTGGCTATCGCGACGTCGAAGCACTTCGAGCAGAGCCATGTGTCGGTGCCCGCGAGCTTGAAGCGGCCTTGCGTCTCCGGGTCGAACGGTTTGCCGCAGCACTGATGAAACTGCGGCTTCGTCGCCTTCGTCTCCCTCGATAGCATCAGCTACCCCTCCTCGGTACGAAGCGATCCCACTGCGACATGAACGCGGCAAACGGGAGCGGCGGCGTGGCGGACTGCCAGTGCTTGTCATCGCCGAACCGGTAGAAGGCTTCCTTCAAGGCCTCAATGTCGCCGCCCAGCGTGCCCAACGCTGACGAGTACCAACTCGACAGCTTGCGGGTGTCCGGGTGCCTGCGCTCGACGACGAGATGCGCCTCTTGGCGCTTCCACTGCGCCCATTGCCAGAAGTCCTCACCCGTCCAAGCGTCGGGCGGTGTCTCTGGCTCGACCACGACAACCGGCGGCTGCTCGTCACGTACGTACGTACGGGCAGGGGACGGGCAGGGGACGGGCAGGGCAGGAGGGTCACTCAGCGTGGCGCTCGGTGACGGCTGGTGACACTCGGTGACGGCAGGGTCTAGAAGTACCGTGGACTTAGCGCGAGCCATGTCGCGCTTGCGACCGCGGTAGTCTCGCGCCTTCGCGGCATCAGTCTTGCGTGACTCCTGTGCGTCGAGGAACTTTGGAGCCACGAGTCGACCGTCGATGAGTTCAACGGAGCCGTCATCGAGCAGGGTCGGCAGGCCTGCCTCGACCACTTCGACCGGCAATCGAACTGTGACAGCTAGCCGGCGCATGGTGTCTCGGGTACCGAGATCGAGCACGCCCGCCTTGTCGAGCCGACGTAGCAGATTTGGCCAAAGCGCGACGGTCTGCCACGGCCACATGAGCGTAGTCGGCGTGTCCCGAGTGAAGAGCTTGATGTAATGCTCGTCGCTGAAGTCCACTTCCCCACTCCCTTGAAAAACCAGATCAGCCAACTACCCGCCAACTCGGTGCCACTTTCGCCACCACCACCTGATGCGCCGGCAGCTGCACTGACTTGCCTGGCAGCGCGATGCTGCGGGCCT